TGTTTGCCTTTCTCCGCGCCGTACTCCTTCTCCATCGCCCCTAAAATCTTATGTCCTTTTTTAGTTATTGGCATTGTAGTTATCTTTTAATCTTGTCTTTCCATTCCGGTGGCACATCGACGGGTGCCATCGGTTCGGGTTTTTTTTTGCTCATGATGGTAGTGGTACTTGGCTTAACGCCGCACTAGCCGGAACTCCGCCCGTCGTAGGCGGCGGCTGGGGCGCCGCTTGACCAGCACCGACCGCTCCTGCTGGCTGTGGCGCACCGCCTGGCGCTGGTGCCATCGGTTGTGGCATCATGCCTGCCGCCTGCGCTTCTTGGGGGAAGTTTAACACAAAATACGCTTGGGGATTAAGTTTATACAGCATAAATTGCGCCGCCGTTTCTTTAGGATTCGGGAAATTCAATCGCATAAGAAGCGTCTGGGGATCAAGCGCTCCCGCTTCCCACAGTGACATTGCCTGATTCATCTCAGTCAGCTCGTCATGGGGCTTCATGCTATCTGGTGCAACGGAGACCACCAGACGAGCCGTGAGATTTTGACTTGAAAGCTGGATATAATCGGTAGCTTTAAGAACGCCCATTACTGAAGCAAAATGCTTCTCATCGTAATAGACGTAATAAAGCTGTACCCACCAGTTAAAAACGTTCTTGGCGACCATCTCCAGCTTATCGCCAATTCCTCCGCCAATGCGGGAATTGTCATATTGCTGGTTGAGTATCATGCCTCTCGCCGTCTGGTCTTCATTTTGTGATTGAGCACTGATACCCTGTACGCCGAAAATGGAACGGATATTGTCCATGTTCGTTTCCAGCTCTTTGAAGAAGCTATCGGGTACGGTTGGCGGCGGAAAATCTTTAATCGCTTCATCTATCGGCCTGCCCGCCGGCACGAGAATAGGGTGGCCTTTTGTCCAACCAGTAGCGGCTTGCTTGGCTGTCTGCTGGGTAAAGTTCTCGCCGGAGAATACCGTGGAATTATTCGCGCGCGATAGGTTAAAGTCTAGCTGTTCGGTGCGTCGGGTGATGAGCCGCTGTTGCGGAATGTTCTGTTCAATCAAGCCCGTAACATCATGTGGCTGGGTTTGAATATTGAACACGGAGAGAAACGTATACGGCTTCAGCGGCTTGGCAAAATGATTCTTGCCTTGTATCGCTGCTATCGCTGGTTGCGTGACAATACCATTCTCGTCTTTCACTTCCTTTTGCCATTCCTCGTCGTAATTGAAGTGCGGGTTCTTATGCTTATCCAAAATCGTGTTCTTCAACGTGTAAAAACAATATTCATCAGTCCACCATTCGGTGTAGGTGACTTCAGTGCCGAGCTTGCCGTCTACCAATAGCATGATGATGTCTTTCTTTTTCGGGAACATCTCAATCAGGCGTGCAGCGGTCACCGTAATCTTCTCGCCAAGCCACGAAGTGAAATCTCCGTCAACATCAACATACCCATCGGGGTCAAAGATCATATTCTTAGCGTCGCGGACTTCGGTCTTAATTTCTTGGATTTCATTGTTCCAGCCGTGCTTCAGCACTCCCATAAAATCCAACAGCCATTTGCGCGTCATTAACGAGATCTTGGGACGCAGGCCAAGCTGGTCAGTGTGATACTGAAGCATCGTTTGCACCGATTGAGCAATCTCGTTACCCATTGGGCTATTATCAGACCAGACAACAGGGTCGGGATTACGAGAGAGTGCCGCCGGCAGAAATGTTTCGGTTGCTTCAAAGAGAAGGTTGGCGGAGATGGAAGCGCTATCGTCTATGCCCGCGGGCGAGCCGAGCTTCTGCTGGCCCATATAGAACGTCTTGTTCGCTTCTTGCCGACGGGCGATCTTGACGTAGTAATCGGCGTATTTGATTTCCCATTTGTGAGCGAGCTGTAACAGCTCTTGCTCATCCATATTCAATTCCAAAATATCTATGCGCTCGCCCTGCACGCCTTCGTCGTCGGTGTAATCACCCTGGCCTTTGACCTTGTTGATACCTGAAGAAACTAAATTCTTCACACCTGAGATGCTTAAGGCAAAAGGATCAGATTTAGAATCTACGGACATAGTTTATGACCCCATAGGGCGATTATTAGGTTTAACTCCATACGTTCCTTGCTGTTTCGTCGGTTGAGCGGTTTGCCGCTTCGGATTCATTTCTTCGGCAATCTTCTTAATGGCGAGAGCTTTCTTTTTGGTGCGAGGGGAGAGCATTAAAGTTTAGCTATTTCTTTATTTAAAATACCTAATTCTTTGCCATATTTTTTCTTTGCTTTAAGAACTTCTTTTTTTGAATGACGATGAATAGATTTATCTTGAGAAGATTTTATAAACCTATTCGGATTTTCTTTTGTTGATGGTAAATGAGGCATAAAAAATGAGCGACTGAAATCGCTCGATTAGAGGTTAATAAATTTTACTGGTGGAGGGAGGGAGAATCGAACTCCACATTCCAAGGCTGTAAATACTTTAAAAGCTTTTGCCCCGTGTTCGCACGTTAAGGTAGTCCCCATACTACAAGCTCCCCCCATTCACTTTACTACTAGCATACCACACGCACTATGCTTGTCTAGTCTTGGAAACGTAGTTGCGGACTTGTAAATGCTGAACGACTAACGCCAGATTGCCCATACCGTCTTTGTGCAATTCCACTTTGCCGTTCTTCTGATGATAGAAGTCAATCCTATCAAGCTCTTGAATGACCGGCCAATACTTCAGCATCATAACATATTGCGCCGCCGCTTCGTCATCCATAAAGACCGCTGTTTTAGGAGAGTCTATCATTTGAACCATTTATTATAATCGTCGGCTACCGTTCGCTCATCAACCCCGAGCGGTATGCCATCCATCAAATCACCGCCGACTATTTGCGCCATTGACTCTTGGAACTTGTCAAGTCCTATTCTAGCATACACGGTCGCGTGAACCCAATGGTCTGGGCCGGTGCGCTCCCATTTATATCCTCGCTCACGATTTACGATTCCAGCGTCGTCAATCTCCCATTCACGATAGATATTAAGCCAGTGCGTAATGTAATCCTGCCAATCCGATTCGGTGCCGTTGAATATCCAGCGCTTCTCGGTCATCTCATCTATGAATTGCTGAATGACGCGATTACGATCAACGGACACTTCGCCATACTTATCGCCCGCGCCCCAACGGATAAGCTCATTGGTCTTACTCAATGGCCGATAGAAGCACATGAACACACGACCAGGATATTTCTGACGCAATAGTCTGATGGGTGTTAGGTCACCATTGGCATCGGAAATAATTATCGCGTTCGGCCAACGGGAGAGCAGTCCTTCCAATTCTTTCGCCGGGTCACGGCCAGTCGTCGGATCGGAGAGCTTCCCGTAATAAAAGAAACCGGATTTATTCGCCACCACGAAGTGATACGGCACGCCGGTATCAACGCCAATAATCGGCCTGTCTTTTTGTTCATTCACTTTAGGCGACAAGCAACGAATAATAGTTTGAGCTGAAATCTTATTACCGCTTCCGATATACGGTACGCCAGCGATAAAGTTAGCGAAGTATTCCGATGTCTTTGTTCGCTTATGTTCGCAAATTGTTTTCGCCGGAATCAACGGGTTAATCCACAACGGTATCCAGTATCCCGACCACACGCCTTTTGCGGTGGCAAACCAATCGCCCATCCTGCGTTCTTCATCGGTGATTTCTTTTTTACACTTCGGGCATTGATATATTTCTTTATCATAATCAATACAATGCTCATCCAACACGAATCGCTCGCCACAGGAATGTTTGACGTGCCATTTCTTTTGGTCTGACAGTTTCCAATATTTATCAACGCCGAAATCAGGCGACGTGGGATTGGAGAAGACCCACTTGAACCCCAGCTTGGAGTGTTGCAAACGCGAGTCGTATGTTTCAAGAATGTTCTGCGGCGACTTGTCGTATTCATCGCCCACGATCATATCGAGCGATAACATGATAGCGCTACGGTCTGTCTGCGCTCCGAGATAATGAATGAACGATTCGCCTATTTGTTTTTGCTTAACCGAATCCTTATCGGGTATCCATTGCGATAATATTTTATTCTGGGCGATGGTCGGATTAACTTTTGAACCGACGAACGCTTCAACCATTTCCACTGTCGGAAGGATATAACCGATATTCATTTTTCTATTCTTCGCCAGCCACAGAGTTTTGAGAATAGCCATATGCGAAAAGCCGATCTGACCGGCTTTTAAAGAACACAGATATTTTGAATTGTCACGATAGATGTCAAACAGATACCGATGATTGTGAAATTCCAATGGCTCGCCTCGTTCAGTTTTTATGCCATTGCTATTGATGAACGAGATGATTGAAATTTGGTCAAGCAACATCAAAGTTCTTTTTTAATTTCTTCTTCGTATTTCTGCGCTATCTTAATTTTCTTCGGGTCGGTTTCGATTACGTCAACGTGAACATTAGTTTCATCCGGCGCTTTACCCATAAATTGATCCGCAACATATTCCGGTCGTAATGCGCCTATCGTTTCTTTCCACTTCTTTGAAATCTCCTCGTCAAAAATAGCACGACGTTCTTCTTTAAGTAACGTCGTTGAATTCTTAATTCCTTTTGGTTTTCCTTTTGGATTACCAGATTGACCCTTAACGAACGTCATGTTGATATTTTCAAGTAAAATCAACTATTGCCCCATTAACTTTAGACCTTTTTTTAATCCTCGATAACATTTCACGCAATACATAGATTTAGATTTCATTTTAGTTTTTTGTATCGGCATATCAAATATCCAATGACGAATAAACAATGAACGCTTCTTACATTTTTCACAATGAGAAAAAATTTTCATCGTTGCTTCGCCATTTCGCGCGCTAAATCTTTGTAGTATTGGGGCACGACCAACGCCCCATTCGTGGTGAGTATTATACCAGCTAAACTGACCGCTGTCGTCAAGGCGGACTTAACGACGATTGCGGGGTCAAGCGATTCCTTTGCCCAACCAATAATATCACGAGGTCGCAATAATGCTTTCTGTAACAATTCATTACCCCCCATCTCTACACCAATCGAAGACAAACAGAAACCAGCACCGGCGACCACCCCATCTTTCAACGCCAGCTTACTCGCATTTGCCGCGTCAATCGTCTTACGTATCTTCCACGACAACTCGCTCTCGCTATTCGCCCCGACTTTTAAGATAGCCACACGAGTATTCAGCCACCCCAATCGTACTTGCATTGAGTCGTCTTTGCTTTCAGCTATTTGGTTTTGTATTTCAACAATATGATCACCAATGTCTTTGGTTCCGTTTAAGCGTGATTCGTCTTTCTCGGCCTTCCAACTCTTTACCGTTCCAAGCCATTCTTCTTTAAACGCTTCAAATGTAGCGCCCTTGCTGGAATCTATCGCCGTTGCACCTGTCATCGCCACCAAATCATCATAGAGCCAGTCCTTAAACATAACGGGTGATTTAATCACCAATGTCTTAATGACTTCTTCACCGTTCAGCGCCGCTATGTTGGTGCGAGCTAATGAGGTCAGAACAGATTGCTCAATCTCATCGCAGTAAAGAACAACTTCGCGTGTCTTTAATTTTTTATAGACTTTTTCAATTTGGCTTTTAGATTGAATCTTATCCTTGACGATCAAAACTCTAGCGTTTTCA